AAAAGAAAAAGCCCAACCAAGGAGAGAGTATGGTCAGGCTTTTGTGGGATTACGTTATTAACGGACAGGAGTTGTCCAACAAGTAGTATTATAGCATACTTTGCTATATCTGTTCAACAACATTATGCGTTTATTCGTCTTTCTGCTATTGTCAGTAAATTATCGTATGCCATGTCTAATTGCCAATAAAAGGCTAATGGTGGTTTAGCACCTAAGTATTTAGCATAGATAGCGTCTTGTTGTCCTTGTTCTAAGCTATGCACGATAGCGTGAATAGTCCTTACGTTAGACATGTCTTGCGAAGAGCACATCTCTTCAAACGCCTCACTTGTAGACTCACCACCGGATGACATGCCTATGCTTTTAGATGGATAACCTAGTTTGTGATTATCCGACTTCATCCATAAAGCCCAATCCTCTAGGATGGACAGTAAGCGTTCCATACTAATCATATTGTGTTAGCGTATAAGCTACGCTTTGCCCAAATGTTTCTTGTGTAGTTCTTTGCTGAAGGTTGTGTTTAGCATCATCTGCATTATGACTGATAACACCTTTTATCTGGTCTTCTGTGAAGTTTGCTGTGTGTCCAAATATAGCTTGTAATGGATGTGGTTGTGGAATGTAATAGTGCATAAGTCTATTATCGTTATCTTTGAATGCGTGTATATGACCTTCCATCTTCATGGTAACAAGCAAATTTTTAATGGTGTGATAATTTCCATCTACATGTGCTGCTATATCTTTTATAGCTTTAGGTTCTGTAAGGTAAGCTAGTATCTTATCTCTAGTGTTCACGATATATCCTTAACTTTACAATGGTACTTTTTCTTATCGTCTTGATGCCAACCATGAACATGAATAGTCCAACCAGCATCACGAACTACACCTACGTTTTCATGGTCTGCTATCTTCTTTACTCTAGCTGACATATTACTTGCAGTTGTGGTCTGGACAGCAAGAACTTCTTTACCTTTTAAAGCTAGTAAATCTATAAAGCCAAACAAGTCTTGTCTTATTCTTGCAAATGCGTTCCAATGTTCTACTACTGCTACTGTATATCCTTCTTCTCGTAATTTTTTAAGACTTAACTGCGTTGGGCTAGTTGCCATCAAATTGACTTTCGTTAGGTTTAGATGTTCCGTCTTTAAATCTTTTCTCTACATTACCGGTAGACTTATTAAGTTCGTATTCATAAGTGTGCGGTGAAACGTCAGGACTATTCTTTTTCTTTTTAAATATCTTGTCCCAGTTGTCTTGTGCTTCTTGTTCAGAAATTAACAATGGTCTTCTTCCAGAACCTTTACCCATTTATTTTACCTCCAAATGTCCGTTAGTAAATAACCAACCTATAGTTTTTCTATGTGCTTCTTCCCATGCTGCTATTCTATCATATTTATCTAACATCTTGTCATTATCTATCATGTGGTGGCATTGGTGACATAGGAACGCTATACGATAATCATGTCCCTTTATACCTGTTCCCTTACCATCACGTAATTGGTTAGAGTGTGCAGATACTACTGTTCCGTCTTGAATAGAACACATCATACATGGTGCTCCATCTGCTAGCTTAAGTAGTTTAGGGTTTCTATAATTCATTTATTCTTTGTCCTATCCATTTCATTACAGGAACTGCCATAGAGTTACCTAATGCTTTATAACGTGTAGTATCACTAGATGTTGGTGTGTTAGTATAATTATCAGGAAAACCTTGTAATCTTTCACATTCTATTGGAGTTAAACGTCTTACCCTCATATTTTGAACTGCATTAGTTCCTACACCTGAACTTGTCAAAGTATTAGATGTATCAGTTTCATTTACATATAAACCTCCATTAGGTCTATCTTTTCTTGTACCATTTGTATCACAAAAAGTAATGTTGTATGTTTGTGGCTCTAATACTAATGGCTTAATATCTAAGTCTGCACCGCCAGTTCCGTAAGAAGCAGTAAGTGTTTTAGATATAGGTTTTAAATCTATAGCACCAACACTTTCAGTTATCATGTTAAATCCGTCTGCTCTTGAATAGTCGTTACAAGTTGTTTGGAGGCAGTTAGCAACGCTTGGTATAAAGGTATCGGAAGTTTCTTGTTTCTCTTTTCTGCTCGGTGTAATATCCCTGCACAAGCTCTCTGACTCAAATAATACTTTGGCAGCACTTCTCCAGTCTCCAAGACATCCGACAACGAACACACGCTTGCGTCTTTGTGGCACTCCGAAATGCTGAGCGTCAAAAACTCTGTAGGCGAACCCATACCCGAGTTCAGCCATCCCTTTAAGGAGACAGGCAAAGTCTTCTCCTCCGTTACTAGAGAGAACACCTGGGACATTTTCCCATAAAAGCCATTTTGGCTTAAACTTGTCTGCAATTCCAAGATAGGTGAGCATGAGGTTTCCTCTGGGGTCTTCAAGACCTTTTCGTAAGCCTGCGACACTAAATGATTGACAGGGTGTTCCTCCGACCAAAAGTCCGATTGTGTCATTTAATTTCCACTCCTTAAATTTTGTCATGTCACCATAATTAGTAACATGTGGATAATGATGTTGCAATAACTGACTAGGGAATTTTTCTATTTCTGAAAAACCAATAGGTTTCCATCCCATGTCATGCCAAGCTACTGTTGCTGCTTCTATACCACTACAAACTGATAAATAGTTCACTAGTAATCCCAACCCCAACCCATAGTCTGACCCCATACCTCTATCTGTTGTTGGTATTCTGTCATTTCACTTGTGGTTAGTTTAGTTGTTGACTTTATAAGTTCTACAGGCATACCTGCTATTTCAGTTTGGTATCGTAAGAATTTAAAGCCACACAATTCATGTATACGGTCTTTCTCAATACCCAAATGATTACTTAAACTTGTATATAGTTCCCATAACCTTTCGTTCTGTTCAAGACTTCTGTTAAGTTTTGCATCTGTTACTGTTACACGCCAGCGTTTAGTGAAGTCAAGACTTTTTAGTTTCTCTATAAGCTGGGGTAAGTTGTCTTTGGTTAGTGCCCACTTTATCATCTCTCCATCCTTTCGTTTTAAATACTTGTCCGTCTTTAGAAGTTGCTTTGTATTCTATATCATTTCCAAATAGCTTTTTACATTGCTTTATAAATTCATTTATTGTCATCTTGGTGGACTCTCGTTATATCGTAAACCTTTTTGGTCAAACCAAAAGTTAAATGAACCTTCCCATTGTGCATTACGCTGCTTCTGAACAAAGACCTTTGCATCTGGAATAATCTTTAACTCTTCGTCAGAAGTCTTGCCTTCTTCTATTAACTTCTCTTTGTATCTGTTACGCCATACACAAATAATATTATCACATAAGTTACGAATATGCGAACTGCCCATAATGTTTGTAGCGTCTGGTATCTCTGACTCGTCTTTAAGTTTTCTAGTATGTGCTACTAAAAAAATACTTACTTGTAAATCACGTGCTATAACCGCCAAACTATTTGTCAGTCTTTTCTGTCCATCTAATGACTCTTCAGACACGTCATCCAATTTCATAAGACTGTCAATAATAAAAACATCAACTCCCAATACATGCTTGCCATAATGCAGAGTTGCTATCATGTCTTCTGACTTAGTGCTTCCTGTTTGGTCGTATATATATAACTTGTCTTTAGCTCTATCACAAAACTTTCTTATGTAATCATCTGTCGGCTCTGGTGAACCTAATGCCTGGGTAATCATTCTAGCTAATGTAAGAACAGGTCTCATTTCTAATGAAGCTATTAAGCATTTAGTATTCTGTTTCATCATAGCTAGTACAACTTGCGATAACCACATAGACTTACCATGACCTGATACACCAGTAAGAATTGTTAGTTCCGAAGCCCTAATCCTGAACTTATCTTCCGTCTTAATCCAGCCAAGCGATTTGCCACTATGAACTTCCTCACTAAAATACTTGACCAAGTCATCAGCAAATATATCCGTACCTTTAACTTTAAACTCTGCATGTCCGTACCCCTCGTTATAAAATTCTTGAACTGTTGATTGGCTGACTGTTAATTTATCAATAACTTCGCCAATGTTCATACTCCACCTTCCCAAACTTTTTTAGGTTTGATAGTTTCTTCTATAGGGTCGTTCCACCTAGACTGATTAATATACGTGGTCGTTGCTGGTACGTATCCTTCTTTCCAACTGCGAGTATCTTTCATTTTTTTAATGTGGTCAAGTAT